GGCTTTAGCAAATGCTCCTAAGCAGGAAAGAGAGATTGAAATACCTAAAGTACAACCTCAACAACCTGTTAAGGATCCAAAAGCTGAGTCTTGGGCAGAGAAAAACGAATGGTTTGGCACTGATAAGGTGATGACCAACGTTGCTTATGCAATTCACGAAGATTTAGTAAATCAAGGTGTTGATCCACGCACAGATTACTATTATAGTGAGATTGATAAACGTATGAGGGAAAACCTTCCTCATAAGTTTCAACAAGATTCTTCATCCGAAGAACCCGCACGCCAACAGCCCGTCCAGACTGTGGCAAGCGCACATCGAAACAGAGGCACAGGACGCAACGTAGTTAAGTTGTCAAGTTCAGAAGCGGCTATCGCAAAACGACTTGGTCTTTCCAACGAACAATATGCGTCGGAAAAACTAAAGTTACAGAGGAGGTAACATTATGATTGATAAGACACCTAGATCTGCATCCACAAGGGATAAAGAAGCACGCAAAAAACATTGGCAGCTACCAAGCTCGCTTGATACACCAGAACCACCTGAGGGTTTTAAATTCAGATGGATTAGGGAATCAGTAAGAGGATATGAAGATAACAAAAACGTTATCGGTCGACTCAGACAAGGTTATGAACTTGTTCGAGCAGATGAATATCCCGATTTTGATTTTCCTAGTGAAGCTGAAGGAAAACACGCAGGTATCGTTTCTGTTGGTGGACTATTATTGGCAAAGGTGCCGGTAGAGATCGCAAAAGAGAGAGATCAATACTACTCTCAACTAGCTCATGATCAACAGGATGCTGTTGACAACGATCTTCTAAAGGAACAACACCCTTCTATGCCGATCAATAAGCCCGAGCGAAAAACTAGAGTTACGTTCGGTGGCTCGAAAAAAAGTGAATAATTTTTTTTCTGACCTAGACGTAACACTTACTAACAACACATACTTTTAAAGGAGTATTAACATGGCAAATCAAGACGCCCCCTTTGGTTTCAGAGCTGTAAGAATGCAAGGTTCTGGTCCGTCAACAAACGGTCAGACTCAATACCTTGTAGCTAACGGCTATGCGACCTCAATCTTCCAGGGAGATCCTGTGGAGATGGTAGCTGGTGGTACAGTAGAAGTTGCTAATGGTGTTGCAGACGTAGTAGTAGGTGTTTTCAACGGCGTTCAATACGTTGACGTGAACACAAGAAAACCAATATGGTCAAACTACCACGCAGCTAACACTTCAAGCTACGACGGTACTATCAAAGCTTTCGTACAAGACGATCCGAATCAGTTATTTGAAGTTCAAGTATCTGGTGCAATGACATTAGCTAACGTTGGTGAAACAGCTAACTTAGTTTACACTGCCGGTTCTACACACAGTGGAACATCAAAAGCAGAAGTAAACAGTGAGACTTTCTCAACTAGTGCTGATACTGCTGTTAAAATTGTTGGTATTTCAGGAGATCCTGAGAACTCAGATCTTACTGCTAACAACGCTAACATCGTCGTTAAATTTAACAAGCACTTATACAGTGCTAATGTTGCAGGCATATAGGAGGTTAAACTATGGCTATATCAAGAAGTCAACTCGTTAAAGAGTTAGAGCCAGGTTTGAACGCTCTGTTCGGCTTGGAATACGCACGATATGATAACGAACATGCTCAAATCTTTGATGCTGAGTCATCTGACAGAGCATTTGAAGAAGAAGTAATGTTAGCAGGTTTCGGAACTGCACCCACCAAACAAGAAGGTGAGGGCGTAGCTTTCGATACAGCTAACGAAACTTTCACAGCTCGTTACCAACACGAAACAATTGCACTTGCATTCTCTATCACTGAGGAAGCTGTAGAGGACAACCTTTACGACAGACTCGCTGCTAGATACACAAGAGCACTTGCTCGTTCAATGGCAAACACAAAGCAAGTTAAAGCTATGGCAGTTCTTAACAATGCTTTCGCTTCTGCTGGCGCTGCAGGAAGCAACCCAGGTGGTGACGGTGTATCACTTATTAATACACAACACCCACTTCAAACTGGTGGTTTCCTATCAAACAGACTAGCAACAGATGCTGACTTGAACGAAACATCACTTGAGCAGGCACTTATCGACATCGCTGATTTCAGAGATGAGAGAGGCCTAAGAACAGCTATCAAAGGTATGAAACTAATCGTACCAAGACAGTTACAGTTCACTGCTGACAGACTAATGAACTCTACTTTAAGAGTTGGCACAGCAGATAACGACATCAACGCAATCAGAAACATGTCAATGATTCCTGAAGGCTATGTCGTTAACCACTACTTAACTGACGCTGATGCTTTCTACATCAAAACTGATGCTCCTAACGGATTCAAACACTTCACAAGAACTCCGTTAAAGACAGTGATGGAAGGTGACTTTGACACAGGTAACATCCGATACAAAGCAAGAGAGAGATACTCATTTGGTTTCTCTGATCCACGTTGTGTATTCGGTACATCTGGTGCATAAGCATTGAAATATAACTAATATTAAAAGGGGCTTTAATGCCCCTTTTTTTATGTTATAAATAAGTATCTAGCGAAACAAGTTACATAGACTGAGCTAGCAGACGGTATAGAGACTATGTAACAAGGTCTATACAACCGAGGAGGTTTAATATGGCAAATACTACTTTTAGTGGACCAGTATTATCAGATAATGGTTTTATTGTTCCAACATACACATTATTGACATTACCAACAGCAACAGCAGGATTATTAATCTATGTTTCTGATGCAACTGGAGCTTCTTTAACAGGATCTCTTTGTTTTGGTAACGGTTCAAACTTTGTAGACGTAACTACTGGCGCAGCAGTAGTATAAGGAGGTAAATCATGGCCTTCGATAGTGATGTAAGTGTTAAAGGTGCAGGAGCTGATGCTACTACCGTAATCAATGCCTCAAGAGCACGTCTCAAAGGGTTTATTGTTGGTACAGGAGCAACTGGTAGTGATGGTACCGTAACATTCAGTGATGGTGGCGTTGCAAAATTTAACGTAGCTGTGACAGGTGGTACATCAGACGTGGCAATGAATATTCCTGAACAAGGTGTTGTATTCAAAACCAATCTGAGTGTGACGACTGTCAACACGACTTGTACTGTATTTTACACAGGTGCATAATGGCGGACAAGCAACCACCAAAAACTAAAAAATATTTCCGCCCCACTAAACAAGGGGCGGGAATGACTCAAGCCGGTGTTAAGCGTTATAGAGCCGAGAATCCTGGTTCGAAGTTAAAGACCGCAGTCACAGGCAAAGTAAAACCTGGCAGTAAAGATGCGAAGAGAAGAAAATCTTTTTGTGCTAGAAGTGCAGGACAAATGAAACAATTTCCTAAAGCTGCCAAAGATCCCAATTCAAGATTAAGACAAGCACGTAAACGTTGGAGATGTTAAATGAAACACGATTGGTTAATCTACATAGTATCCATTGTGATGCTTTTATTGACTGCGAGCGTTACTCTTGCTGAAACCAACACTGTTTCATCGACCGTAGTTACAAATTCAACTCCTCCTACAGCTAATGCTCCCACCATTATGAATAATAACAGTGATATATGTAAAGTTGGTGTGGGGGCTAGTGTGCAAAATAACGTTGTTGGTGTTGCTACAGGCGTTGTTATTGACGACGAGCTATGTCAAAAATTAAAATTATCAAGATCTATGTATGCCTACGGCATGAAAGTTGCAGCTGTTTCTATTCTTTGCCAAGATGCAAGAGTATGGGATGCGATGACGGATGCCGGAACTCCTTGTCCCGCACGAGGATCTATCGGAGCAGAAGCCGCTGAATATTGGACAGATAATCCAGATGAAATTCCAGACGGAAGTAAATACAAAACAGAATACGTTCAAGCCAACAAACCAGAACCTAAGGAGTTCAGTGATGCTGACAATGCTTTATTATTTAAAACTTTGTTTATTATTGCTACTGGTTTCCTTATCCTCTAAAGCAGATACCTG